AATCGTTCTCCCTTCTCCAAATCTTCAATTCTATGATTTGCTACTTTAATCTGTTCTTCCTGGACGGAAAGTCTCTCTTCAATATTGTATGTTCGCTCAACCACATTGTTGTGCTTATCCACCCTTTTCGTGAGTTCGTCAAGCTTATATTCCATTAAAGCTCTTGTCTTTTCCTGCTGACCGTGATTGTTCAACAGGCAGATTACAAGCGTTACTGCTGCTGTGATGCAGGATGATATGATTGTTTCCATGCTGTTTTCCTTTCTTTTCTCTGTTTTTGAGTATAAAAATAAGACCTTTCGGTCTTGCTCTGATTTCCATATTCACCTCGATTCATTTAACAAAGCCACTACCTAAGTAATGGCTTCTTCAAATACAATAATATCTTTTTCCTTTAAATCAAGTCTTTTGGCTACATCTTCCTTTAACAATCGTTTCTTATATTTTTCCGTTTTAACAATGACCTTAAATGGAAATCGTGTTATCTTCACGTCTCCAGGTATTCTCCACTCGCATTCGTGCGTCCAATCCAAACATTTCATTTTATTAATGTCTAAATCAAGATTAACCACTCGCCAATGCATATCTTTGCTTATAAATTGTAATATTTCTTCGCCATCGTAAATTACTGGTCTTGCTCCTTCGGAAAAAAGTATTCTTTTATCTATCTGTATTCCAAATTCTTGATATATCTGTTGAGTTCCACACCATCTCTCGCCTTCAATTATTTCCTTTTACAGTCCTATGATTGTTTCTCCTAGAAAATGATGCTTTTAACATTTTATCATCTAATATATCTACAAGGGTTTTATATGCTTTTTCATCGTCATATGCTCTGATTAAATGCGTCAAATAAACTGATTTAACATTTCTTGCCTCTGTTAGCATTTTCCAGTCATCATAAAAAATCCCGCCCATCTTTATCATCTCCTTCTGCTTCTATTATACTTTATCCTCATTTTATTTTCATCTAAAAAAATGAACGGGAAACTTATTTATGTTCTTAGTTAACTCGTTTAGTTAATTAAAAATTCTAAAAACAATTTAATTTTTGGTGCAATGAATTTTTCATGTCCAAATGAATTTGGATGTACACCCTCAGAATAGTTTCCATCACCATTATCATCTTTATAATATATTTTGTTAAAATTAACATCCCATGGTCTTAAACCACTTTGATGGTATAAATCAAGATATGGAACACTATATTTATTACAAATAGCAATAAGTGCATTAATGTATTTTTCGCTCTTTACACTTTTTGATAATGTTGTGCCATTATATGATGCCCATGGTGTTGGTAGAATAACCCCAACAACTGCATTTTCATTAATATAACCAATAGACCTTATAGCCAAACTCATAGCACCCATTAGTGTTGTATTATCATTTGATTCGATATTCCCTATACTATTATCGTCGAAAAGATTCATGTCGTTAAAAGAACCGAAAAACGTATAAATATCTGCGTCTTTGGGAAAGTCGGAATGTCTTTCATAAAAAGTTGTATCTGCGCCATTATTGTTATTCAGATAGCCAGTTCCACCTATACCTTTATTTACGCTTATAACACCTGTTTCATCGGTGATAAAATCAACATAATTTTTATCACCATTCAGCGTAGCTGAATCCGTCAAGCTGTCTCCAATAGCACACCATTTTTTTCCTTTCAGCGGACTATCAACATAAAATTTAGCAATATATCTCCTTATATAAGAGTGTAGGTGTCCTACATATGCGTATACTCTAAGTTCTACTCCGCTTTTTGGAATTGCAACTCCAATATCTTCATAATAGTCAAATAGAAGAGAAATATCGGAATTTTTCCAAAGTTTAATTATATTTCCAGAACTATCATGTATTGACCATAAAGTCATACGATAACCAACTCTTGATTTTATATCATAAATTTCATGTTCTTTTACTTGAAGAGATATCATTCGCATTTGGTCATAACTAACAGCATTTCCATTGAGCTTATCTATATATCCTGTATAATTTTCATCCCATGTACCTGTTATCTCCTGTTTTTGAATAAAGGGTTCAAGCATTGCAGACAAATTATATATGATATCAGAATTATCAACTTTATCTTCCTTCAGTTCACCCACCGTCTCTTCCAGCACTGTATAATCCTCTGGGATGCTCTCCAGTGTCTTCTTTCCCTTTGCTACTACTTCCTCTCCTTTGGCTTCGATCTGCTTGATTAATTCTTCTGTACTCTCTTCTGCTACGGCATTCATTACTCCGGTATAACTTGTTCCGTCTTCATTTTTTACTCTTAGTTTGGATTTCTTTATGAATACACTCATGTGTGGTTTCTCCTTTCTGCGGTTGGTTTACTAAATTTTTGCATAGAAAAAGAGAGATATTAGCCTCTCCTAATTTTTGCTTTATGCCCTCTTTAGCTGAATACTTCAGGAATCACACCTTTTATGCTATTAAAAATACAAGTATTTCCATTTTTTGACAGGTGAATACCATCAGACAAAACATTCTCCCCACGAACTATGTTGTACTCGTCTACAAATTTATATCCAAGCGACTTAATCCAAGGGTTCACTTTTGTTATAAAATTTGTATTATCGCTATCAGTTCTAATTGGAATTGTTGTCAATACTGGTTCAACACCCCTTTCTATAAAGTAATCAATTATATTAAGTAGGTTCTTTTTAAAAATATCAACCGTGATTGTTTCTGAGATACTATCATTTGCTCCAATTTGTAAAAAAACAAATTTGTATTTTCCAACATCACCATCTGTTTTAATCCTTTGTAAAAGTTCACTCGTTGTAGCTCCCCCACGTCCGGAAGCGGAACATTTTGTGCCTAATTCTTTTCTGACAAGATATGCGAATCCTGCATTTGACGGAATCAAAGTGGAAGCTACTTCTATAAAGCTGTCTCCAATTAAAAGAAGATTAAAATATTCGTCAACTAATGTTTTCTGTGACATTTCCCATAGTCTAAACTGACCGCCAAGTGATTGAAAAGCAACTCCTCCCCATGCACGTATTTTATTCGTTAATTGAGCACTATCTGCTATGTGTTCATATTTAAATGTTTTTGCTGTATCCGTAATACACGAAAAGCAAAAACTAATGCTGTACAATCCGTCTTTTGAAATCTCAAGAAGATATTTTTCATTCGCACTAATCACGAAATCAAATGTTAGGTTTCTTTTTATATTATCCGTTCCATCCCAATCACTATGATAGATTTTTATGGTTTTGTTAGACGGACTTATAACACATTTTACACCATTTCCTCCACCATTCACATCTTTTGTTCCGAACGCAAAATCTCCTACCGTACCGATAGATACTAGCCATGTTAATTTTTCAAACAGTGGGGATGTTACAGCATTTCGATAAACCGTTCTTCCGTTATTTACATACATAGTACCAGATGGTGTTGTTTCTTTGTCCAAATATGCTTTTACGGGGGTTTTATCCCCATTTTCCAACACATACATGTCTTCTTGATTGTGGATTGTCCAGCATCTTTTTTTAGATGGTGTGATGTATTTTATTGCTTTCTCAGCTTCTTCTTCAACATTAGCAAGCCTATCTTGAATATTCTTTTCCCCCACGACACGGATATTTTTTTTGGCGTAATTCGTTTCCATCACAGAAGAATCATTGTTTTTAGCATCAATATATATTCGATCATAAGAACTACCATTGTATGTTTCAGGTATAGTATATTCTTTCACAAATTCTGTGTACCCAATCAGAGTGTTTTCATAAGTTACAAACCACACTCTAGCTGTAGCCAGTCCTTTACATATAACACTACTTCCAACTGGAATTACTCCTTTATCATAGCTAGGGCTTTTTACTCGTTGTTGATATGCAGAACTGGCTGTATCGGACGATTCTTTTACTTTCGTTACACCATTTGATACATATGTTACGTGATACCCTCTAGTGAAGTTTATTGGAAATTCGTCCAATATATTTTTTAAATCACCTATGTCTTCCTTGAGAGAATTAAATTCCCCCATATCCGGCACTTCCACCTCGTCATCTTCATCTGAGATCCATACATTATTGTTCGGATCTGTTGGCTGTTCTTTCTGACGGACAACAAGATGCCCCCTTAGTTTTCTTGCCTGTCCTCTCATGGCGTCTCCAATGTTTTCATGGACTTCTCCATCTACATCCGTTCTTCCATCTATAAGTTCCGCATCCCCTGTAGTAGAGCCAGCGGCCAACTTGGTAAACTGGTTGATTCTCGCTCTCTCTGTTGCTATCTCTGCCTGACGTTCGGATTTCTCTCTGGCATCCCCGGCGATTCTCCCTGCTTTTTCCGTATTGATTGCTTCAATCCGCTCCTGCTTTTCTTTTTCATCTGCTGTTTTTCGTTCCCCTGCCTCTTGTCCTGTTTTAGCCAGAATCTGTTCCACAAGCGTTTTCTGATTTTCTGCATCATCGTCTGGGAATCCCATTGCATCAGAACATTTTACTCTTTCCTTGAATGAGATGAGTGACTTGTCCTCATTGATCACGCGGATCTGCAGTTCATTGTTCCCAACCTCAAAGAAGTTTGCGCTTGGCTGAAAGCTGATTACATTATCCTCCACATTGCAAAGTGTAGAATTCGGCTTCTTCATCCCTCCTCGGTATGCGTAAGCTACTGCTGCAGCTGTGACCGGAAGATTGTAATCCCGGACTGTAAACTCGAAGGAAATAGCATCCGTCCCCTTTGTAACTTCGATTGGAATCTTGATTGTATTTCTAAGCACGTAGACATCTCTTTTGATCGTATTCATCTATTCCATTCCTTTCTTGTCTCTTCTATTTTTCTGATCTTTTTCCTGCTTATCCAGGTATCCATCGGACGATGCTGAGTCCTTGCACTGGTGCAACTCCACCTCCCGGATACCTCAATACATACTGCCAAGGATAGTTGTAATATCCGTGCACATGGATTTCTTCGCCGGTCTGATCACCTGTCTGGCCACCCGTGACTCCGCCGTGCTCATTCTGGGATGCTCCCACAAGCTGACCGTTTCCAATTGACATCTCTGTATGGCTTCCCGGTTTGATGAGAACGTCCCCACGGACCAGTCCTGCTCCTGTTGGCAGATTGATCTGCGAGGTCACATCTTCAAATCCTGCATCAATAAAAACATCATGCATGGATCCGGTTGCTGGTGTGTATCCTGGTCTTGTATTGAGTCCTGCATTGGAATACGCCCAGCAAATAAGGGACGAACAATCGTAATCCGGTCCGTCCCTGTGTGTCTGATCGTAGCCGTGGCTGTCATCATTTGCGATATTCACTGCCCAACTCACAGCATTGTCGATGATCTTGCTTCCTTCTGCATACTTTTCCAAGTAGTCATACCATTTCCTTGCGCAACTCCGTCTTTCGGATTCAACCTCTACACCGGCACGTTCGAAGTTCTTCAGAAAGGCACTAGCCAAGTATTCCGGAGACTCTGAACTGCCCTTGAACTGTTCCCAGGTCATATTGTAAGAGCTTGTGGCTATCCACTGCCCTGTTGATGCTGATAATGCATCAATCCAATAGAGCTGTCCGTTCGGATCCGTGATATCGTACCCGTTTGATTTCGCCCAGTCTGTGTAATTTGTAGCCGGTGTCCACTGAACAAGACCATACCCGCCACTGTAATTGCCGTATTTCAGACTTTGCCACAAGCCCGGATTGATGTTTGACTCTTTCTCCATATTGCCGAGGATACCGCCGATCGCGTTCAGGGTCCAGCCTTTGCCCGAGAAGTACTTCCATACTTCCAGTGCGTTTCCTTGCATCTGAGTCTCTGTCAAATAATTGTTGCTTATCGTCCAAGACATCAGATTTCACCCTCTTTCGTTGTTCCTCCCATAAGAAATCCGTTTTCAAAGTCCATATATGTCCCGTCTGAAAACACGGCTCTTCCTGTCTTTCCTGCCACTCCTCCGGGTCCGATTTTATCAGTATCGAAATATATCGCATCACTAAATATTCTCATCAGCGTATGTGAATCTGTTGCATCTTCAAATGTTCCTCCGTATCGAACCCCAATTGCATCTCCTGACCTTTCTATGAATATAGGATTGCTTTTATCTCTCTTGGAAAACATAATTGAACCGGATTTTATTTCTGTTCTTCTATTCAATCCCCCAACATTCTCACATACATAACTTCCAATAGCATAGACTCCACCCTTGTCAAGACGGACGATTTCTTTTCCAGTTGCATCCATCACTCTTGCAATACCGTTTCCGTTGTCCTCGCCTCCAAGCTCCAGTGTTCCGCCCTTGATTCGGTCAGCAAGCATTGTTCCGGCAACGATAAAATCTGCATAGAACCCTTTTCCTGTTCCGAAAGTGCTCCACTTCCAGTCCCTTCCATCAGCTGTGCGTTCTCCAGCAATTTCAAAGCCAAGAGTTCCGAGACACATCGCTCCAAATGTTGGTGAGTCGGGATCTAAATCTTCAAACAGAATCGCTCTGACCTCTTGCTTTTTCGCTATAGAAGACTGTGCACGCATCTGTGCTTGCACTCCGTTGATGATTCCTTGAATCTGCTGGCCGATAACCGAACCGTCCTCACGGATAGCCTGTTCAACTCTATTCATGATGGAAGATACATCGTTTAGGAAATTATACTGGAACTCTCCAAGTGTCACGGATGTCAGCTTGTTTCTTATCGCATCCCATTCTAATTCAATCACTCTCGCATCTGATTTGATTCCTAGCTTAGAGTGATTGCAGTGTACTGTGTCACCAAGAGATACCTTTTCCAGGTCTTTCACATCCTCATAGAGTTCCGTATTCTGTAGTAACTCCATATTTGCTTCAATAGTTACTTTTGGCTTGTCTGCCCCGTTTTTAAACTGTTCCTCACATTTCTTTCTTAGTGCTGTTTCCAACTGTTCCTGTGTATCGCAAATCGTGGCTCCATTTTCTTCATCATCTTCACCGGCATCCTCGCGCATTTTAACATCCTCAAATGTCATCACTCCATAATGCACTGTCGGATATTTTTCAATCAGCGGAGAATCTGTCCAAGGTTCTTCTCCCTCTATCATGTATCCGTTGTATGATTTTGGGACAATCCTCGTTACTACATCGGTCATATCTACAGACTCCGAGAATCCATCCTTGACTATGTTCTTGCCATATAGGACTTGCACTCCATAATCGCCACCAGCTCTCTCATTGATTGTCACGGTATAGTTATCATAGATAATCTCTCCACCCCATCGATTAACGAAAGAATTGTCATTGTTTCCATTGATTGCTTCAATCAGATTCATTGTCTGGTAATAAGCAGTCGATACGGTCTTGATATCTGATTTTGCTGTATATCTTGCGTTCGGTGCTGTCATTAGGTCGAGTGCTTCCTGTCCGTTCTTATCTGTTGGCCGGATATCTACCAGGAAGCAATCATTCTTTGCGTCCAGAAAAACAGGAGTAAGATCTACGCTCACTCCTGAATCTTTCTTTTCCTTGTTTTTCACTCGGAATAGCTGCTCACCATTGAAAGATGGCATCTTAACTACTGTATTGTCTACGATATACTTCCATCGTCCTTCCGGATCAATCGGATGTTCCAATGTAGCTGTCCATTCTCCGTTCAAGATAACGTGGATTGTTGCTTCATCCGGAAGTAATGTCATATCTCCATTGTGCTTATAGTCTGTATTCTCCGGTTTATAAATCTGAATCATAAGCACCTCCAATTAGGAATAATCTTCAGATTGAACCCATCTGTGATTGATATCTCATTTTCTCCTTCTTGTAGAAAAAGGTCTTCATAGTCTCCTGACACTGCTGTGTTGCTCAATGTTCCATCTGCTCTGTATGCAATCTTTCTATCTGTATCGATAGTAAGATTCTGTCCAACATCCGCAGACATTTTCTTTCCGTTTACAATCAGACTGCAGTTTCCCTCTCCGCTAATCTTATAGATTGGATGGGATATCTCATAAGGATTAAAGCTCACATTTTCTGCTGCGTGCTCATTAAGTCCCTCTAGCAGATACCTCAGACCATCTTTTGTCTGAAAAGTAGCCGTGAAATTTCCAATCCGCTCGCTTGTATGCTCTGCATCATCAGCACTAACTTTCAGAATCTTATAGAAATGATCCGGATCTGATCCAAGTCGAAGCATCTTGTTTCTTGCTGACAGCCACTTCTTTGCACATCCCCAACGTTCATCCCACTTGTCTGACGGTCCGATATAATTAAAATCAATCTTGATTTCCGTCGATTCATATCCGCCATCCAGGATGTGCATTGTTCCGTCACTCCCCGGTATTTCTACCGAGGATTCTTTTTGAACTGCCATCGGGATTGACGGAAGCGTCTTAGCATAGATTCCAAGACTTGATGCAAGAATATTGTTGTATTCCACTTCCATGAAATTTACTTCCATTAGACTCCCACAGCTCCTTTCTTCCATTTCACGCTCTGTGACATCTTTTTGATAACCGCATCAACAAGAATCTCTGCAAGCTTCTTATCTCCCAGTGCAATGTTATTTTCAATAACAAATGTCAGCTCTGACAGTGCCTCTGCAATCATCTGAGCAAGCGCAGCATTGTTTGTCTGCATTTCATCACGGATGTATGTCTTCAGCAATTCGATTGGAAGAACCGCCTCTGCTCCTGCTTCTCCACCGCCCATTGCTCTATCTCCGTTCATGCCGAAAATAGTTGGGCTGTTCAAGATACCGCCGTTTGCGTACCAGTCAACCGAAAACTTTGGAACTTTTGGTGGAACAAGCGACCATTCTCCACTCGCCTTGAAATGTGGAAGTTTAATTTTGGGAAGTTTCCACTCAAAGTTGAAGAATCCCTTGATTTTGTCGATTACTCCCTTGATGAAATCACGAATCGATGCAAACACTGCATTAACTCCGTCTCTGAACCACTCGCATTTTGTGTAAAGTGTAACGAAAATTGCAATTAACGCAACAACAGCTGCAATAACCAAAAAGATTGGATTCGCCATAAGAATTGCGTTAAATGCCGCGAAGGCTGTTTTTGCCCCACTGATGGTTGGTGTTAGCTTTGACGTTACATCAATCACAGTGGACACACCACCAGAAACCTTGCTGATTATACTGAAGACGGGCCCTAGTGCTGCAACCAACAGCGCACACTTTATAATCATTTCCTGTGTACCAGGAGACAGTGAATTCCAACTACCAATGATGTCATGAAGAATCGGAGTGACAATGTGTAAACAATCCGCAAGGACTGGTCCTAATGCATTTCCAACTTCAAATCCAGCATCTTTCAATTCGTTCAGTGTCAATTTAAACTGGTCAGCCGGATCCAGTGTAGCTTCAAATGTATCGTTGACACTTCCGAGGTTATCATTGAGCGATGCGCCTAATTCGTCAAAGTTTAGCTTTCCACTTTGGCAGAACTCTGCGAGTGCTGGACCAGCTTTCGCTCCGAACAGTTCAACCGCAGCATTGTAAGCCTCAGAAGAACTCCCTGCATTAACCATCGTATTCTGCAGCTCTGACAGCGCATCTTTCATGCTCTTACCCTCTTTTGATGCATTAACAAGGGCTTTCTTAAGTCCTGCCATAACTGCACTTGTGTCAACTCCTGATGTCTCGCACTGGCCAAGAAATGTAGCAGCGTCTGCTGCAGACATTCCGAGTTCTTTGAGTGATGCAGCGTTGCTGACCATTGACGAGGACAACGCATCCATTGAGATTCCAGTGTCCTGTCCGACCTTATTCATTGTGTCGAGCAGTGCACCAGCATCTTCAGCTGTCAGGTTGAATGCCTCGATAACTTTCTGTGTGCTATCAATGGAAGAAGATACATCTGTATCATTTAATTCTGCGAACCGAACAAACTTTGCCGACAAATCTTCCAGTTCCTGTCCTGTCAGATGAAACCTTGTGTTGACCTCTCCGACAGCCGAACCAGCTGTTGCAAAGTCTGTCGGAATGGTTTTGGCTATATTCCTTGCAGAATCCTGCATGTCTTCCAGTGCATCACCAGTAGCGCCCGTCTTCTGCACGATGATATCCATTCCTTCATCAACCTGCGCCCATGCTGCCATAATTCCTGTGCCTGCTGCCGCAACTGGAGCCGTCACATTCTTTGTGAGTGAACTTCCAATCTTTCCGGTGGTATCGCTGAAGTCCTTAACCTTCTTGGAGTAGTCTTCCAGTGTCGCAGCACCGCTTTCCAGCTTCTTATTTACATCTTCAAGTCCGCTCTTGTAGTTATTCAGAGATGCTTTTGCATTATCCAGCTGCTGCCTTGTTTTGGAGATAGCAGCTTCGTCTCGCACTTGTGCATTCTCCTGTGCTTTCAAGATTTCTGTCAGCCTATCGACTTTCTGCGTATACGCTTCTGTCTGATTCTGTAGATATTCCTGCGTCGCTCTCAGTTTATCGGCTGACGATGTACTTTTATCCCATTCAGACTTTGCAAGTTTAAAGGCTGACCTGTTCTCATTGACCGCATTGTTTACATCCGTCAGTGATTTTCTAAAGTCAACCGCTCCATCTGCTTTGAAGGTCAATCCGACAGTTTTCAAGCCGTCATTACTAGCCAATCAAAGCACCTCCCTAGTATAATAATGATGTAGTCAATCAAGACTACTTGGTTAATAAGTTTCTATAAATCAGATAACAGAAGAAGGGGTTCTTCCTTCATCAGATGTTATCCGTAATAATGATCATGTCTGACGGTTCCTGATAGACACCAGATAAAACATAAGGTATTATCTCTTAGGATAGGACAAAGAATGTTCACCTCCTTGGGAAGTCACTCTTGTGACTGATACCTACAATGAAGTCAATTAGTCCATTCGACAGGGTTTTATGTTTTAGCTGGTTGGGAGCCGGAAGGCCATACCCGAATAACGCGCTAGGTTGTGTACCTGCCAGATTGGAAATGGATTCCTATCAGAAAGGAGCTATTGCTCATGTCAAACAAAGTTATCTTTAATCTCGATGATTTATTCATCTCTGTTGGTATTGATGTCGGTGCTGACTTCTCCTGGATGTCTATAGCACTTCCAAACCAACAATTCGTAGGAAAACCTTACAAAATCCTACATAGCAGTATTGATTCCCTTACAACCGCTGTTTCTAAAATAAAAGAAGCAGAAGAGTTGTATTCTTTGGAAAGTCGCATTTTCCTCGAATCCACGGGAATTTATCATTACCCACTCTTCTGCTATCTTCGTGATAAGGGTTTTAACTGCTCTGTTATTAATCCTATCATCACTAAGAATAGCACAAACATCAACATACGAAAAGTACATAATGATCGTTTTGATTCTAAAAAAGCTGCTTTGGTTGGTTTGAAACCTGATTTAAAGGTTTCACTTATGCCTTCAGACCTTGCTCTAAACTGCCGTAACCTATGCCGTGAATACTACGATTTAATGGATAATCGCGGTGCCTATGTGAATAAGCTTCAGGGTGAATTACGCATGGCGTTTCCACAGTATCTCGGCATCTTTTCCAAGGTTACAATCAACACTTCTCTTACACTGTTGGAGACTTATACATCTCCCTCTGCTTTTCTTGAAGCAGACAAGCAAGAGATTATTGATATCATCAAATCAACAGCTCGCTTTGGGCTTACATATGCTCAAAATAAGTATAATGCCATAATTCAGGCGGCAACTGATGCAAATCAGTTTGGTTACATCATAGACAGCAACATCAAGCGTATTCGCCTTTATATCAGCTTCATACGTAAATATGATGAAGAAATCAACAACATTCTTGAATCGCTCCATGAGCTTGTTGATGCTAATGAAGATGCCGACTTTGTCAAGCAGATTCATTTGATTGAAACATTCAAAGGTGCTGGTTTCTTGTCTGCTGTATCCATCATGGGTGAGATTGGTGACTTTTCAGCCTTTTCAAAACCAAAACAACTTTTCGCTTATTTCGGTCTTGATCCGGCAGTAAAACAATCCGGAAAATTTGAAGGTACCAAAGTTCAAATGTCTAAGCGTGGTTCTGCCATAGCTAGACGTGTTATTCACACGTTAACCTTACAAAGCATTAGTATCTCCCGTAATGGAGAAGCTAAAAATCCAGTTCTTCGTGAGTACTACCTCAAGAAATGTGACTCAAAACCAAAGCTCGTAGCAATGGGAGCTGTTTCACATAAGGTATGCAATATGATATTTGCAATACTCAGAGACAACAAGTCTTTTGAAATCATCACTCCACAGGAGCATATCAAACAATACAATGCTTCCAAATGCGACATGGCTGCATAA